AGGTACTTAAATATTCTGGATCCAAGAGGTACACGGCGTCATTGCCATCGGTCATGGGCTGCATGATGCGGTTAGGCACCAGGCGAACTTTTCCGAAGTCGGTGACGATGACCTGGATTGCCCCAACAGCTGCCTGCTTGTCCTGCGACTTACCTTGATCCGCAGTTAATGACGCAATGGGCACGTCAGCAGAGTAAGAGAACTCAGAGATGGCAGCGATAACAGATGGGCGAGCCATCAGTACCGATACGTCTCCGCCTTCCTCATACACGGCCTGGATAGCAGTCTTAACCGCGCCCCAGGAAAGGGCCGTGCCAGTTTCAACCGCAGTCGGCGTAGTTGTCTTGCCGGTGCTGTGGTTAAAGCCAGTTGCCGCAACCGCTGCGCCAGTGCCGTCAAAGCAGTTGGTAGCGATGAACGATCCCAAGCCGCCGGTCTTGCCTGCGACGTTCGAGCCGTTGTCTGCAACAGACGCCTGGTCCGATAGAGAGATCGCCTCGATATCACGGCGCAGGTGGTTATTAGCCCGCGACAGCTGATATGCGAACTCTTTCTCCGCTCCGATACGGTCAGAATCATCTGCTCGATGACTTACCGCAATTACCTTGGTTGACGTCTGTGAGTGGTTCGATACGCGCTCGCCTGACGCCTCTGCTGCGGTTCCGGCATCGCTGCCATCAACCACCGCGTTAGTCAGGTCTGGTGCTTCTAAACGGTCGAGAACCCACTCAAACTTCTCATTTTTGTGAGTGCTCTTTCCCGTCATTTCAGTGTAAGGCAGGTTCACCTTTGAAATGTCAAATATTCGGTCTAGAACGCTCTCTTTAATGAGCCCGCCTGTTTTTATTGCCTTCAGGTTGGCACTGTCTACATTACCTGTTGCCATTTTAACTATCTCCTAATACGGCTAGGATCGCTGCGGCCTCGGCTTCTCGTTTTTCGCCACCGCGAGCGGTCTTCGCCCTCTCGACTAATCTGTCGACTTTGCCTCCCTTCTTAGAAGTGAAGCGTCCATTTGATGCTCGCTGCATCTTGGGAGATTTCTGAACCTTCTTTTCAGCGACAGTCTGGCCCTGGTCATATAGAAATGCTTTACGCAAAACTTGCAGCTCTCGGTTGTGGATTACGTTAGATAGGTCGTCATCTGCGAAGCCCAGGGACCGGCCATACTCAACCAGTTGTCCTAGATCCTTCTTCATGACGGCCTCGTCTCTCCACTCGGGAACTGAGCTGACCATGTCCTCGCGCTCACTAGATAAAATCTGTGCGCGCTCATACTGCCACTGCCTTTCAGCATTCTCTTGCTGTTGGCGCATCTGTTGGCCAATGGCCTGCCCGGCCTGGTGCAGCTCCTGGTTACGCTGCTGAAACTCGTGCTGCCGGGCCACAAATTCTGCAGGGTCCGATACCCGGAGGGCCTGCCAATCTGTGTTGTTATACTCGGCCATTAACTTCTGCTCGAGCATATTGCCTACACCTTGAATGTGCTGAAGTCGGTTCGTGAATTCTGCCGCGACCGCTTGCCTTTCGGTGTCGAAAGTTTTCCGTTGTTCACTCAGCTCTTGCGCCTTCTGATCGTTGGCAGCTCGGTACTGTGTGCCCTGGATAGCTTCCGTTAAAGAGACTTCTTTGTTCTCGCCGTTGACCTTGACCCGGACGACAATTTGACCATCTTTATCGATGCCCAGCTTGTCGCTGTCGACCCCAAGCTCATGCGCTAACGCTGCAAGTCCTTCCTCATCATCACCATCAAACTCGTCGTCGTCATCATCGTCTTGATTAGGAGATTCAGTTTCGGCATCGCCGTCATCATCGCCGTCGTAAGATTCTGCTTCGTACTCGTCGGTGGTTGTTTCTTCGTCTCTCGACGTGGTTAAGCCTTCCTCTTCTAAGAGGCCGGCGATTTGGTCGACCGCTGACTCACCGCCCGATTCTGCTGGTGCCGCTTCCGGGTGAAGTGTTCCTTCGCTCATTGGTTGTACTCCTTTTTTGCATTGGCTAAACGGCCTGTGTTGACTAGGTCCACGAGGAAGTCCTCGAGACTGGTTAGCGCACGGGCCTGTGTTTGAACTTCATGCAGATCCTCACTCGCCACTGGGCTGGTGAAGATTTCAAATAATCTGCTCCTCTCTTGGTCTAGGAATTCCTGCACTAGGCGGAGCTCCATCTTTGCGAGTTTTGCTCGCCTTGTTTCTTCTTCAGCGTCCATGCCGTCTCCCTGTTATTTTCCGGCAGCCTTCTTGGCTGCGGGCTTGTTCTCTACCTTGCCGGCCTGGTTGTCCGCGTTCTGCTGCGACAGGTCCTTCTTGGCCGCAACCTCGAGCTTGGTGAGCTCAAGGGCGGCGTCCGTTTGTAGCTTCATGCGCCGGAAGTCGTCGTCCTTGGAGTCGGACATGGCCTGGAGCTGCGCCTCGAGTGCCTCGATCTGGGCCGCGTGGGACGCCTTCTGCTGCTCTATTTGAGCCTTCATCTGGCCAACCTGCAGGGTGGCCTGGGACTTAGCCATCTCAGCCTGCGCCAGGACCTGCTGAGATTGCATGGCCTGCTTCTGGAATTCGAGCTGCTGCTGCTCGCGCTCCATCTCCTTTTGCTGATTCTGCTGCCCCTCTTGCTGTTTAGATTGCGCGTACTGCTGACCCTCTTGGGACTGCGGGTCATATATGAATTGATCGGGCTCACCCAGGTCTGAGATGCTAATCATCGACTTCAGGGTGCTGTGGATCTTGTTGTAGTCGCACAGGGGATTCATGGGGTCATTGGCCAGCATTCCCTGCTGCACGCCTAGCAGCTGCTGCAGCGACGCCAGCTTCATCTGGTCGTCCTGGGTGCCGGTCCCAACGGAGCAGGAGATGCGGCTGCGGTCGCCCCACTCGACCGGGTTCACGGTGACCCAGTTACCTCGGAAGCGCCATGGCACGGTGGCCGTCTGGTACATACGCAAAAGGTCCCGGATCTTCTTATAGGCGGGCTTCAGGCCGGTCTCGGCTATCGAGCGCACCATCATGTTGACCAGGGACTCCCGGGCGGTCATGAGGCGCTCCACGCCGTGGGCGCTGTCGGTGTTTACTAAGCTGTTCTGGCCGGATGCGTTCGGCGATACGCCTACCCGCTGATCCTTTTGGGTGTCGGCATAGGTCAGCAGCTGGAGTGCCTCCCCGCTGAAGAAGTTGCCGCCCAGCTCGGTAATGGCGCCGGGAGACTTGACCCGGATCACGCCGCCCGGCCTGGAGGTGAGCAGGTCGTCGATATTGGCCTGGTTCTCGACCACGACCTTCTGGCGGTGGTTAGAGTAGTACATACCGTCCAGGGTGGTCCGCAGCACCGACGTCTTAACGTCCTGTATCTGCTTCATGCGCTCATAGATAGACATGCCACAGAACTGGTGCGGCATGGGTATGGCCGCCATGGTAACGAACGGCAGGAACGGGACCTCCTCGATGTCCAGGATCTCCTCCGGGTTTGTCTCCCCGGTGTAGGTGACCTTTATCAGCTCGGAGATGCCGTCGTCGTTCACGTCATAGCGGACAAACGCCTCGGTAACAACGATCTGCTTCTCGGACTCGTCCAGGTTGGTAGGCAGCGTGAAGTTGCCCACGTCGCGGTCCAGGTACTCGGTGCTGGCCTTTTCGATGGCCTCGGGGTCATAGCCCTGGGCCAATAGGTCTGAGGCGGACCGGCGAACAGTGTGCGCCACGAATCTTGCTTCATCGGCATTCAACGAATCCGTGTCATCGGAGCACCTAAACTCCTCGATAGGCACCGCCTCAATCTTTACGGTTCCCTGGCGGACGATCCTGGCGCATGTGACGCCAATGCCGTCTGTCTGGGACCGCTCAATCTCTGTAATTTCCACCGCCGGGTCGCCAAGCAGCGCCTGCAGCTGGTTCTCGTCCAGGCCGGTGTAGTGCTCGACGCTGCGCTCGGGCGCGTCGTCAAAGTAGACCTTCATGATGCCCACGCCGGTTAATAGGGAGTCCTTGACGCACTCATAGAGGCTAAGGAATCCGTTATTGTCCTCGGTGAAGGCAAACTTCGTGAGCTCCGTCTCCAGGGCCGCCGCGTCCTCGTCCATTGCCGATACCGGCTCGAACTTGACCGACCTGCCGCTGAGGCTCTCAATAATATTAGGGATCAGCCACTCGATACTATCGGCGACATCGGTAGACACCACGCCAGACCGCCCAGATGTCTCCGGGCGCTCCGGGAGCTCCCCGGCGTAGTACTTCATCGCGGTCTTTTTCTTGGCAACGAGCTCGTCGGTCAGGGTGTTCTCCATCTCCGACGCGATAACGCCCTTTAGGTCTTCCATGTCGATCATATAAAGGCTTCCGTATATTCTAGTGGCTTCGACCAGCTGCCCTGGATGAAGTCCTGGACGCTAAACGCGTATGCCAGGGAGTCCGCCAGGTTGGGCGAGGGAAGTGATAAGGGTGGCCTTGCCATCTCGGGCTTCGGCATTAGGGCCAGCTTGCCCGCCGGGTGCGGCTTAATGGGCAGGCGGCATATCTCTGAGCGCAGCTGACCGATCAGCTTGTGGTCCTTCGGCAAAAAGATGAGCTCGTCGGGGTCTATGTACTCGCCGCCATCGAGCGCCTGGTGTGTCTTAATAAACCTCTCGCGGAGGCTCCAAAACGCCTGACTCCGGCGGTTATTGAAAGCATCCTTATTTGTCTTGAAATCGTTATACATTGCAGATGGATTCTCAGGGCCAGCTCCACCTCGGAACGCCGATA